CGGCTGAAAGACGGGCGTAAGGGTTTGTCGGGTGTCTTGGTGTTACCGCGTGATTGTTGCCAGTTAATGCATAAGTAGTTGAGAGATCAGTCTTGCCACACTCTCTCCAACACAGTCCAAAGTGCACCAGTACAGTCCGTTTACTAGCCGACCCGATCCAGAACAGTCCTGATGCCAGCCAAAAAGAAACCAGCGCTACGAGGGGCAACCGAGCCAAGGCTTCACAGCCCTTATTTAAAGGGCGCTTCTAAGGTTGACGATGTAATTGAGTTAGCCAACCTAATTAAACTCCCCTTATTGCCATGGCAGGAGTTCGTACTCCGCGACATGCTGCGCGTGGACAAGAAGGGCAACTGGATACGCAAAACTAACTTGCTACTGGTTGCCCGGCAGAATGGCAAGACCCATTTAACGAGAATGCTTATCTTGGCTCACCTGATCAAGTGGGATAGCAAGAACATCATCATTGCCTCATCTAATCGCTCCATGGCACTCGATACCTTTCGCCAAGTAGCCCATGTCTTTGAAAATAACGAGAACTTAATGCAACTAGTCAAACAGATCCGATACGCCAATGGAACTGAGTCGATCGAGATGAAAGACGGTCGCAGACTTGATGTAGTAGCGGCAACAAGAGACGGAGCGCGTGGACGATCCGCCGATGCGCTATTCCTCGATGAAATCCGCGAATGGTCAGAGGAAGGCTATCGAGCAGCGATGCCAGTAACTCGCGCTAGACCTAATGCTCACACATTCTTAACTTCTAACGCTGGAGATGCGTTCAGCGTTGTACTTAACCAGCTGAGAGAACGAGCCTTAGACAACCCACCTAAATCTTTTGGCTTCTATGAATACTCAGCGCCTCAATACTGCAAGATAGATGATCCTAAATCTTGGGCGCTCGCTAACCCTGCGCTCGGCTATTTAGTCACTAAAGAAACCTTAGAGGAGTCAGTAGCCACTAGCCCTATCGAAAATACGCGCACAGAGTTGCTTTGCCAATGGATTGACTCCCTTAGCAGCCCTTGGCCTCATGGCATTCTTGAGGAAACTTCCAACAGCGAACTTCAGATCCCGCCCGGCGGATACACAGTCTTTGGCTTTGATGTATCACCTTCGAGGCGCAATGCTTCACTCGTTGCAGGCCAGATATTGCCAGATGGAAAGATCGGCGTAGGCATCTTGCAGACTTGGGAGTCAGCAGTCTCGGTCGATGATCTAAAGATCGCAGCTGAGATTAAGGCTTGGTCTGATCAGTATCGACCACGGCAGATCTGCTATGACAAGTACACAACCCAGTCGATAGCCGACAAGTTATCGAATGCGGGTTGCATGGTTCAAGACATATCAGGCCAGCAGTTCTATCAGGCCTGCGGAGACTTACTCGATGGCCTAGTTAATCACCGCGTAGTTCATAATGGCCAAGCCAACCTAATGCAGCAGATGAATAACTGCGCAGCCAAGGTTAATGACTCTGCTTGGCGTATCGTTAAAAGAAAATCGGCAGGCGATGTGTCTGCACCTATCGCTTTAGCAATGGTTGTCTCGATGTTGATGAAACCACAACAGGTAGCGGCTATATACGCAGGTTGACCTACATCTAGTGTATAATTGCACTCTATGGGTATCCTTTCGCGCCTTACAGGTGCAACATCATCGCCAACTATTGAAGCGCAAGCTGCTCCGCAAGTTCTCGGTGAGTATTCTCCTTATGCGATGCCATTTCAGTTTGCCTATGTTGGTCGTACTGAAGCAATGGGAGTTCCTGCCCTAGCGCGCTGCCGCAACTTACTTGCTGGCACTATCGGCACAATTCCTTTAGAACTTTACAAGAAATCAACTGGTGAGGAACTTGGTAAGCCACTATGGCTTGATCAACCTTCTTACTCACAGCCTCGTTCAGTAACTATCGCTTACACTGTTGACAGCCTTCTATTTTATGGCCAAGCCTTCTGGCAGGTTGTTGAGACCTACCAAGAGGACGGCAGACCTTCTCGCTTTGAGTGGGTTGCTAACTCTCGCGTTACTGCAACACTTGATAGAGATAATGTTTATGTAAAGTCTTATGCAGTTGATGGAACAACCGTTCCAATGGACGGTCTTGGCTCACTTATTACATTTCAGTCGCTAAGCGATGGCATCTTAAATACCGGCACTTCAACAATTCGCGCAGCCCTCGATGTTCAAAAGGCCGCGGCTATTGCTGCTGGCACTCCAATGGCAACTGGCTACCTAAAGAACACAGGCGCAGACTTGCCACCAGCAGAAGTTCAAGGATTACTAGCTGCTTGGAAAAATAGTCGCAATAACCGTTCAACTGCTTATCTGACTTCAACTTTGAGTTATGAGTCTGTCGGCTTTAGCCCTAAAGACATGATGTACAACGAGGCTATCCAAAACCTAGCGACAGAGATCGCTCGCCTCTGCAATGTACCGCCTTACTATGTCTCAGCAGATCAGAACACCACAATGACTTATGCGAATGTCCAGGACGAGCGCAAGCAGTTCCTGACACTATCTTTGCAGCCATTCGTGTCAGCGATCGAGGATCGTCTATCTATGGACGATATCACCGCTCGCGGAAACATTGTTAAGTTTGATATCGATAAGAACTATCTACGCACAGATCCGATCGTAGAACTTCAGATCATTCGCGAACTTCTTGACCTTCAACTAATTACCCAAGATCAGGCCATGGAAATGACTGACTTAACTCCTAACGGAAGCGGTGAAATGCAATGAACGAGATGTTGACATTCTCGGCAGAACTTACAGCAGATAGCGCAGCGCGCACTATCTCTGGCAAAATAGTGCCATTCGGCGGCGAAGTTGGAAACACTTCCGCCGGTGCAGTTGTCTTTGAGCGCGGTGCGATAAACATCTCTGACACCAGCAAAGTCAAACTCCTATTGGAACATGACCCAAAGCAGCCTATCGGTCGCGCTCAATTCTTTAACGAAACTGATGAAGGGATCTTTGCTTCTTTCAAGATCTCTAAATCATCTCGCGGCACAGATGCTTTAATCGAAGCAAGCGAGGAACTTCGTACTGGTCTTTCAGTCGGAGTTATGGTCAATGCAGCAAAGCCTAAGAATGGCGTGTTGTATGTATCGAGCGCTGACCTGCTCGAAGTAAGTTTGGTACAAGCAGCGGCATTCAAGTCTGCGGCAGTAACCGATATAGCGGCATCACAAGATGAAGTCGCTGAACCTACCCAACCAACAGAAAGCGAGACAGCCACCGTGGAAGAAACCACTTCAGCAGTCGAAGCAACACCTACAGTTGAGGCTGCCGCAGTTGAAGCTGCTCGCCCTGCTGTAACAGCAATGGCTTACTCAAAGCCACGCATTGAACTAACTGCAGCAAAGTATGCAGAAAACACTATCCGCGCAGCGCTAGGTGATGAGTCAGCTCGTCAATATATCCTTGCAGCAGATAACACAACTGACAACGCTGGTCTCGTACCAACTCGTCAACTTTCAGAAATCATCAACCCACTCGGTACAACTATCCGCCCATCGATCGAAGCGATCTCACGCGGCGTTCTACCAGATGCAGGTATGACTTTCGAAATCCCTAAGATCACACAGATGCCAACTGTTGCTATCACAGCAGAGGACGCAGCATTCTCAGATACAGACCAGAACTCATCATTCTTGTCAGTTGATGTTAAGAAGTACGCCGGACAGCAGACATTCTCTGTTGAATTGCTAGATCGCACATCACCAGCATTCTTTGATGAACTGATCCGCAACATGGGCGCTGCTTACGCAAAGGCCACAGATGCAGCAGTTAACGCAGCGATCATCGCAGGCGCAACAGCAGATGCAACAACTACAACAACATATCCAACAGCATCAGAATTGCTAGGAATTGTTGCTCGCGGTGCTGCTTCTGTTTACAACGCAACTCTCGGACTTCCAAACCCATTCGCTCGCAACATGATCGTCAACACTTCACAGTGGTCAAACATCATGACACTCAACGATGCAGGCCGTCCTATCTACACAGCATCAAACCCAATGAACGCAGGCGGAGCAGTAACTCCAACAGCACTTCAGGGCAATGTTGCAGGACTCAACTTGTTCGTAACACCTAACACAGCCGCTGGAACTGACACAGACGGATCTATCCTCATCGTCAACCCAGATGCTTACACATGGTACGAGTCACCAAACTACCGTCTCCGTGCAGAGTCAACAGCCGCAGGTTCTATCACCATCGGTTACTACGGCTTCGGTGCTATCGCTACTAAGGTCGGCGCTGGCGCATTCAAGAATAACAAGGCGTAATTAACGCTCACTAAGTCGCTGGCGGGGTAGTGCCCTTCTACCCCGCCAGTCTTTAGAAAGGATAAAAGCATGGCATTGACTACAGTTGCAGAGTTGCGTACAGCCCTTGGCGTTGGCACTCTCTATGCTGATGCAGTCTTGCAGCAGGTCTGCGATGCAGCAGATAATGTTCTGCTTCCTTTTATCTGGTCTAACACTCTCTCAATTATTGGGCATAGCAACACAGCAAGCACCGGCACTTCTTACTTTCAAGACTCGATCGCAGATGTTCTATATGTAGGAGAAACCGTAGTGATCTCAGGTGCAGGATCTAAGCACAATGGATCTAAGACGATTACTGGCAAGACTGATCACTCGATTACTTATGCAATAACTGGCAACAATAACGCGGTAACACCACGCCACCCGATCAACCCTTACGGCCTTCTTTCAGCCGAGACTTATCTCGACCCAGCAACAGTTCCAGCGATCCAAGAAGCTGCGCTAATGATCTCGATCGATATCTGGCAGTCTCGCCAAGCGCCTTCAAGCGGTGGCGTTACAGTTGACGGATACGCTCCAAGCCCTTATCGCATGGGTAATACTTTACTTGCTCGCGTTCGTGGCTTACTTGCACCTTACCTAGATCCGCGCTCGATGGTTGGCTAACCATGACAGCAGCGATCTCAACACTTCGCGCAACTATTGCAGCAGCGCTAGTCGATAACTCACTCTGGTCAGTATTCTCATTTCCGCCTGCTACACCTATCGTCAATAGCGTAGTTCTCAGCCCGGCGGATCCTTATCTGACTCCGACTAATAACAGCCGCAATACAGTCGCGCCTCTTGCTAACTTTAATATAAATATATTCGTGCCTTTGCTCGACAATGAAGGCAACCTAAACGGAATTGAGGAAATGCTAGTTGCAGTCTTTAATAAACTAGCTGCTTCCTCGATCGTCTATAATGTGGGAGATGTGAGCGCTCCAAGCGTTCTTAATGCCGCATCGGGCGATC